CCTGTTGCAGGCACACCGGAGCGTGAGGCATTTGATGCGCTCATAAATAAAAAGATTAAGCAGTGGATGGAAGGCGATAATGCCGCGCTGCCTCTCGGACGCGGCCAGGAATGGAAGGAACTGCAGCACAAGACATACACCAACGAAAGCACAAGAGACATCAAGGCACAGATTGACGACATCTTCGATTTTACCGCCAGAGCCTTCGGCATTCCTCCGGCATTGCTCCGGGGCGATGTCCAGGACACATCAAAGGCTATAGACCAGCTTTTAACGTTTTGCATTGACCCACTTGTGGATATGATTCAAGAGGAGATCAATCGCAAGCGCAATGGGTATGCAGGTTTTTCCCAAGGTACATACCTGAAAATTGATACAAAATGCATCAAACATGTTGATCTGCTGAGTGTTGCAACAGCGATAGACAAACTCATCGGCAGCGGCGCATTCTGCATCAACGATATCCGCAAGGCTGTCGGAGATGAACCTATAAATGAAGCGTGGGCGAACCAGCATTTCATAACCAAGAACTATGAAACGGTCGAGAACGCTTTGACAGCGTTGGAAGGGGGTGAGACAGATTGAAAAAATACTATGCACTTGAAACAAACGGAAGTGAAGCGGATGTATACATTTTTGGTGACATTACTTCATGGGAATGGCTTGAAAGCGATGTATCAAGCTATACATTGTCAAAGGAACTGAACGAACTTGACACTAAGATTGAAACAATCAACGTCCATATCAACAGTTACGGCGGTGAAGTTGCAGAGGGATTGGCTATTTATAATATGCTCCGGAACCATAACGCAAAGGTAGTGACATATTGTGATGGTTTTGCTTGCAGCATTGCATCCGTTATTTTTATGGCCGGTGACGAGAGGATTATGAACAATGCATCCCTCCTGATGATCCATAATGCATGGATGTATACGGTGGGAAATGCTGAACAGCTTCGAAAGGATGCAGACGACCTTGAGAAAATCACTCAGGCATCAATCGAGGCCTACAAAAGCCATGTCAGCATTACGGAAGATGAACTCAAAGAACTGCTTAACAATGAAACGTGGTTACTGCCAGCGGAAGCTTTAGAAATGGGCTTTGCAACATCGATTGTCGGAGAATCAGCAACAGACAAAGCGGCAGCCAGTGCAAGAAAGGCGTTGTTTGCATTAGTTAGCCAAAAGCAGCCGGAGCAACATCTTACTCCGGTATTGGAACCAACTGAAATTAATGTTGACGAACTTGCAGAAAAACTGTACGAACGGTTTACTGCCGAGATAAAAAAGCAAGGCGAACCAGAACCACCAAAAGAAAACAACACAATCAAATTTTTTAACGCCGTAATTGGCAGAAAGGAATGATAATATGAAAAACCTTGATGTATTGCAGCAACAGAAAGCTGAAATCCAAAACAAGATGGCAGAAGCCATCAAAAATGATGACACACAGGCTTTTGCGCAGGCTTTTGATGAGTTCACAGAGATTCTTCAGGAAGCTGTGTTGGCAGAGGCGAAAGGACTTGTACAGTCCGCAGACAACACAATACTTGCAGGCCGCGGCGTCAGGGTACTGACTTCCGAGGAAAGACAGTATTACGAAAAAACGATTGAGGCAATGAAGTCCAGTAACCCGAAGCAGGCGCTGTCTGGCTTTGACGCCGTCCTGCCGAGTACCGTAATCAATGCGGTATTTGAGGACATCACAGAGAACCATCCTCTGCTTGACGTCATCAACTTCCAGAACGCAGAAGCCTTAACTGAGTATCTGTATTCCACCATGGATGGCAGATTCAAAGCCACCTGGGGCAAGCTGTGCAGCACAATCGGCACGGCACTCGGCGGAGAATTCAAAAAACTTGAATTCAGCCAGAACAAGCTGTCTGCGTACGTCCCGGTTTGTAAGGCTATGCTCGACCTCGGCCCGGAATGGCTCGACAGGTATGTCAGAACCATACTGTATGAGGCCATTGCGAACGGACTTGAGGATGGGAGCATAAACGGGCGTGGCGAAACACCAAACGGGCAGAATCCGTTTTATGAGCCTATTGGCATGATAAGAGACCTTGAAAATTACAACCAGAATACCGGATATGCTGCAAAGACGGCTGTTCCCGTAAGTAACTTTGGCCCGGAAAGCTATGGCGGCCTGATTGCTTCGCTCGCTATTGGTCCTAACAGTCTGAACCGTCCTGTCGGAGAAGTGTTGCTCATTGTTAACCCTGTTGACTACTACACCAAAGTAATGCCGGCAATCATGTTCCAGCAGCCTGATGGCACATGGGTAAGCAGATTCCCGTTCCCGACAAGGGTTGTGCAGTCTGCATATGTAACCAGCGGCAAGGCGATCCTCGGTATCGGCCGGAGATATATCGCTGTTCTCGGCACTGGCAGAGATGGCAGAATCGAATACAGTGACGAATATAAGTTCCTTGAGGATGAAAGGTACTACTTGATTAAACTGTATGGTACCGGTCGCCCGATGGATAACACCAGCTTCCTGTATCTCGACATCTCCGGACTGAAGCCTTTCTATCCTGTTGTCAGGGTAGAAAGCTACTTCGATGCGAGGATCGAGGAAGTCACGATTGATGACGAACTTGAAAACACAATCGATATCGGCTTCAACGAAAATATCCACTTCTACGCTACCGATGTAGAGGATGATTCGAGCGCTGGCGACAACAACACGCTGACTATGACGGTCACACCGAAGGATAGCAACGCGACTGTCGTCGTAAAGAAGGGTTCCAGCACGATTTCACCGAGTAATGGAGAATATACCATTACCTTGGCCGCTGGTTTGAACGTTATTACCGTAACCTCGACTGTTGGCGACAACGTTGAAACATATATCATCGTTGTTACCTATACGCCGATTGCCGCGGGTGATGCCTCATGAAGGTAAAAGTGATTAAGCCATTCAAAGACGGGCGTACAAAGGCAATTTATCAGGCTGGTCAGATAATCGAAGTAACCAAAGAGCGGTACGAGGCCTTAACCTCGTCCGCTCTCGGTACTTTTGTTCAGGCGATCAGTAAACCAGAGGAACCCAAAAAGCCAGCACCCCAAAAACCCACAACAAAGAAAACCACAACGAAGAAATCTACAAAAAAGAATACCAAGAAGTAGGTGATAATATGAACCTACCAATAGTACTGCTTGAAGCAGTAAAAAACTATCTTGATATTACATGGGATGATCCTGCCGGAGATGAAAAACTCTCCGGCATTATCGCCCGAGGAATCAAATATATCAATTCGGTTGCCGGTGCTGAACTTGACTATATAGTTGAGGATAAGCCTCGCGAACTACTCTTTGACTATTGCCGGTATGTACGGTCAAATGCCCTGGATGAATTCCAGAACAACTACCTTCCAGAACTTTTGACATTGCAAATATCGCAGGAGGTGAAGGACTATGCCGAAGCAGAAGATTCAGAATCAGACGTTTAACGACGGTATAGCAAATATTTATTCTGTGGGCAACATAGCGCCTCCAGGAGGGATGCCAAAAGACGGATTGACAATAAAGGCAAAAAGTATCCGGTACAAAGAGCGCACAGTTGGGATGTCGAGATTTTGGACAGCAATGCAGGTAAATGCAAAAGTTGGTAGGTTGCTCCGGGTACCACGAATGACAAATGTATCTACTCAAGATGTTTTGATACCCACGGATGGCGAACAATACAAAATCGTTCAGGTGCAGTATCCGGAGGACATTTATCCTCCGGTAATGGATCTGTCTCTGGAAAGGATTGATGCCGCTTATGACATTGCAGGGAATTAGAGATTTGCTATTGAATATCGGACCCCCTGTCTTTCATTACTTCGCTTCCGGACAGACCGGAAACTATATCGTGTGGGCTGAGGATGGCGAAGGTGATTCGCTTCATGCGGACGGCAGGAAAACCGAACAGGTCACGCAAGGCACAATAGACTATTTCACAAAGACAGAATTTGATCCCATTAAAGAGCAAATTCAAAACGCTTTGAATGATGCAGATATAGTTTGGAGGCTGAACTCAGTCCAGTACGAAAAGGATACCGGATATATCCATTATGAATGGGTTTTCGAGGTGGTTTGATGGCAAAGATGCAATCGATATATGGATTCACGGAATTGGAAAAGCAACTGTCAAGCCTCAGTCAAGGCTCTATCGAAATTGGGAAAAAGGCTGTCCGCAGAGGTGCGGGAATATTAGCCGACCAGGTACGGGCGAACTTAAGAAAAAACCTTGCAGGGTCTGAATATTCCACCGGCGATCTGGAGGAAAGCCTTGGAGTGACACCGGCTGGGGTAGACAAGAATGGCGTGATAAATGCAAAAGTTGGTTTTGATGGATATGACCGTAAGGGTGTACCGAACCAACTAAAAGCCCGGGCGATGGAATCCGGAACAAGCAGACAAAGGAAAAGACCTTTTATTCGCCCTGCTGTAAACAAAGCAAAGCAGAAGGTTGAAAAGGCAATGGCCGAAACAATAGATGAAGAAATAAGTAAAATAGTAAAGGAGTGATAACTCTTGGCACAGATAGGACTTAGATACCCAATGTATGCTCCGCTAACAGAGGATGAGACTTCTCGAACCTTTGAATATGGGGACGGCAAGGTTGCTGCTAAAGCAATCAGAGTTGACATAAACTTGAATGTTTCCGATTCCCCTCTTTATGCAGACGATGAAGTGGCTGAAAGATTGAGAGAGTTTATCGATGGAACAATAACATTCACGCCGGACGATTTGCCGGCGGAGGTAAGA